TGCAGAAGGAGGGACTGCAGTCATGGCTAATGCAGGTAAGCAGCGAAGATGTGGCGCTATGGTGGGTTACTTCAGGCACTGAGTTTTAATGTATTCCTGCAGGACTCTCAGGGATTTTTGGTCACTGATGATTCCGGAGCGGATACCGAGAACGTTTCGTCCAGCAACGTCAGAGAGTTCGACGGAGGCATCATTGCCCAGGCTGGAGGAGCCGGAGGTTTTGGTTGTGGTTGGCACTGGACAGCGGCCTTTGACGAGCACCCGACCACCATTATCAAGCTTGCGCTGCAGAGCATCATTTTCAGCTTTTGCATCGGCTAACTCCTGTGTGTATTTGGCGTCGAGAGTGGCAACATCGCGCTGCCGTGTCTGCATATCAGAGATTGTTTGCGTGGCGAGCTTCAGGTCTTTGTCAGCTTGCAGGTATTTATCGTGGTAGTTGTTTGCCATCTTGCCGGCAATGACAACCCACACGAACATCAGAGCAAAGACAATCACCTTCCAGTGAGATACTACGGTTTTCCATAGCATAACTGGCGCTCCACTTCTCTTCGTGTGATGAGTCCTTTCCACTGCTTACCGCCTGCATATGTCCATCGTCGCATTTCATCGCATGCGCCATGGATATCATTGCGGTTGAGTTTTTTTAGCAATGTAGAAGACTGGAAAGCACCTGCGCCTACGTTGTAGGTGAATGAGTAAAGCGCGGCTTTCTGGTAGTCATTCAACTTCACTTTTACTGAGCCATCTACAGCCTTAATGGCTGGCTGCATGTGCTTATACAAAAGCGCATCGCATTCTTGCTTCGTGTAGGTCTTTCCCATCTTCACATCTGAACCTGTTACACCGGCACAGACAGTAGGGATGCCAATCGGATCCAGATAAGGTTTGAATTTAACGCCTTCCTGGTCAGTAATAAGCACTCCAGCAATTGAGACTGCACCTGCAACCGATGCAGCGATTATGCTGTTACGTAGTTTTTGAGGTAGCACCATTGATGGAGTCCTGAGGCTGTAGTTCGGTTTCTATACTTCGAACTATCTTTGCGCCTTCGGTGATGTTGGATACGTCCCCTCTTGCATACGCCGCTTTGAGGATTTCGGTACGCTTGCGATCTTCTTCAATCGCAGCTTTGTTTTTCCTGTCGTTTGAACGGTACGTAAGCCAGGCGAATAACGCAGAGACCACCGCACCAAATGCAAAAAGCACATCCTGCAAAGTTAGCATGGTCATAAAACCCGTTATTGAAGACCAGAAATACGACCAGAAGCCGTTTTGTGTATTCATGCGGAACATGCTCTACCCCTCATTGCGGGGGATTTGTTCGTAATTAAGAAAAGGTTGATGTATTTGAGAACAAATCCAGGATACATTTTGCGGTAACGTGGTTTGTTCGTGACTAAAGGCATGAGCAAATCAGGCAAGAGGCTGTTAGCGCAGTCTCTTGCCACCCATCTTCACGAAGCCCAGCCATAGTGCTGGGTTTTCTTTTTTGTAAAGCGCATAGCACCGTAGCCACAGCGGATAAGGTGAGGTTTTTGTCTGTCTGGTATTTGGTGGGATGCGCTTTCAGAAAGGTCGTGCAATAAAAAAGGCCGCCTTAGCGACCTGTCTTTAATTCATTTTGGCTTTCGGTAACCATGACAGAGGACTGACATGACTTCGCCAGGTGTTGCATCTCCCATGTCAGAAGAAACAAAAAAGGTAGCCACATATCCACCACAGGTAATTATCTTCTTATGGTAGATACCCTGTCCATTAATGGTGTCGATTTTCTTATCCATCACACCCCTCTCACCATCACGCCTTCCACCAATGATTACATACTCAACCTCATCAGTTTTCACTGGCGCTATAAACCTGGATAAATCCATAACAACCTCGTCTAGTTGCTCGTCAATGTTCGCTATGGCAGGCAGTGACGATACTGCTTTTCGACTGGCCGGTCTAGCCATAGCTCAAGTATGCCGGTTACGTTTATCCGGCGTCTTTCGACCAATTGCCTGAGGTAGCAGGTTAGGTGTGTGATGGCAGGCGATTGACCCTGCTTGGCAGATTGAAGGCTGCAACCCTATCCAAATAATCAAGATGGCTTATCACAACGGAAAGAGCACTGGCATTGCGGCAACAATGCACTCATGGATTGGCTGGATGATGACCGTCATGAGTTAATGCTCTTACCTGTTGTGCAAACGAAAAAGCCCCAAGGCGTGAACCTCAGGGCTTGTTTGTTTGGCTGCTCTGTTCGCTTTTGCTCCGAGCATACACAAAATGTACTACTTCCATTTCGCGATGGCAAGTTATTTAGGACAATTTACCTAAATATTATGCTGCCTGTGGAAATTCCTTCTCAATTTCGCGCCTCATCGCATAAAAGATTTCCGAATCGAGCACATTCTCGCACCAGACAACCCTGCGCCTGCATGCCTGGATATCCACTCCAGTTACTGCGTTCATCAGCCTGGCGATATCTTGCGTGCAATTGCGATTGCAATATCGCTTAATAGCTACATCGCGGACGGGGCTTTCACGGTGAAACGTCTTGACCATCACACGTTCAACGAAAGCAGCATCATCGGATTCTTTGGCGAGAGCGATGATGTTGCTGAATGATGATTGAGGGATGACCAGTTCGCGAGCTTTCTTATAGAGCGCATCTCCACGCAGTCCATCTTCTTGGTAGAGGCGCATGACGACAGACTCAATCTGTTTGGCCTTGTCATCGCTCCACTGGCTACGAATCATCAGGCGACCTATAACGTTGATTGCACCACCCGGGGAATCATCACCGGCGTTAACCTTACCCCATACCTGTAGCATGTAGTGAACCCATGCTTTCTGGCGGGTGTTGATGGTTTTCTTTGGGTGCTTCCATACGCGGCGGAAATGAGCATCGTCGATGAAGTTGACCATGCCGAATATCGGTGTGTGTCTCATCTTGCCCCCACGATATAGCGCCATTTCTCTGGCGTGTAATAAACGTACATATCACCACTATTAACAAACCAGAGGCTTCCCTGTCGCTTAAGCTTTTTCTCCATTCCGCCCGGGCTGATTGTGTATACCAGGACATTTTCTGGAGGAAGTTCTTGTCTTGTCCGTTTCCACTTATTCATCTACGCCGCCTCCGGACCATCTGGCTTATTAAGCCCTAAGCGATTAACGAGCTCACGACGACGCTCTGCCAATAAGCTCAAGGCTCGCTCCGCATCTGTAATCTGCGCATCAATATCCTTGAGCTTCTCCATGCCTGCATGACGCTGCCATTTGACTTGTTGGATGTTAGTTACGCTGCACATACGGGTTCTCCTACTAAGCTGTCTAACTGGCGACGCATCATCTTCAGGGCTCCGTCCGGAAATGGCTGACGGGCTAAGCCTGCGAATATGGCGCGGATTTTCTTGTCTCGGATACGCTTGAGTAACTCGGTTACTGTTGCGCGGATGGTGGCGTTAATCTTGCGGTCTTCGAGCTGTGCGAATCGTACGGATAACTCCACTGTCACCAGAGCATCCAGATACTCTTCGCAGACCTCTCTGCTTATGTCTGTCATGCTGCCTCCAGTAGTTCTGTAATCATTGGCAAGCTCCCGCATGTCTCAGTCACTACCAGCACAAGCATTCCGCCTTTAATCGCCTGACAGCGCTTAATGCGCATATCGTCTATCTGACCGTCATCCAGCCAGAAGCCCGCACTGGTGAGTGCGTCAAAAACGGCTTTGGGTAGATTGTCCAAATCTCGTTTGCGGTTATCGGGAGGTGCTGCGTGGATGGTGATTCTGATGCGAGGTGTGATTTTGATGTCTAACTGTTGTTGCTGGATTATTTCGATTACTTCTTTTCGGTATCTCTTTCCCCAATCGCTGATGTAGTGGATTCCTCGTGAGTGTCGCCAGTACCGGTTATTGGATGGTGGCCAGGGTAGCTGTAACAGGTATCTATTCATCTGACCGATAACCTCCCTCCGTTCGCTAGGTGCTTAAGTGTAAGGACTATGGCTCTGTCCATCTCTGCCCTGCGCTCTTCCCGGGTCATATCCTTACCGTTATCTATGCGCGTATGGCATTGTTCGCATAGTGCTGCCGTTAAACAGTCATCGACCTTCAGTCCTATTCCCTTCCCTTCGTTACGGTGTGCCGCCTGAACTCCATATCGACCACATAGAACGCAGCAATCTATCTCCCTGACCGCCTGAAGCCATTTACTGCTCCTGTATATTGCCATCTGAGATATCTCCGTTCGGATCGCGATAAATAAGCCATTCATCCACGCACTCAGAGCATGCGTAGGTTTCCTCTGGCGTTAGCTCCTTCGTGCAGCCTGCGCACAACGTTCTACGTATGCTCTGCTGCTCGTAGGATTGGGCTTCTGATTGGCTAAGCATTTAAGCTACTCACTCTTTCAGCAAAGCAAATGTCGTCGTAACGCTTTTCCTTTTCCCACGCATCGAAATCAGACTGAGAAACTTCCTCTACGCGAAACACGACGCCAACTATTCCAGTGCATTTGTTAACGTAATCTCCACCATCTTCCAGAGAGTTTTCGATTACCAAATCCACCGTTTCTTTCAGGCATACCAGGGCACACTTAAGGTCTTTGAAGTATCGATGGTCTGTCATGCAGGATGTAACGCGATATGTGATTACTTTTGGCTCACCATCTCTGCGCTTCTGCTCTCTCTCAATAGCGTTCCGCAAGTCTGCTAATTCATGCTTAGTTAGTTTCGAATAGTCCATATCAATGCAACCTCGCGTTAATTTCTTCATGCGTTTCAATTTTTACCGTGAGCACCTTTTCTCCGAAGTCGATACTGAGCGGCTCATCGCTTTCGCCACCCAAATCTTCCAGCTCTTCTTCCATGCATGCCTTTACTGCGCTTAGAAGTAGGAAAAGCGGGTCGACATCATCGCCAATCGCGTCTTGCAAAAGGTCATCTAGCCGGTCTTGATAGTCTTCAATTTCACTCATGGCTAACTCCATATCCTCTGTTGATACTGACTCCTACCCTTTGGCTCGCTGGCGTATTCGGGCAACAAGGCGGAAACCACCCAAAACCGAGGGTCTGCGCTTAGCGTTCTTTGAGTTTTTACGTTGCGAGATTGGTAGGCGGTGATTAACTGAGTTGCTTCTTCGTTTGTAAGGTCGTGATGGTAAAACCATGTCATCCGCATGGCGTTATCCTGATAACTGGTTTTGCGAAACTCTGTCCGTTAAGCGATTTCTCCTGCTCACGGAAGAGGCCCATTTTCTTATCGACCCACGGATGCGCTATCACCCTGTAGAGATAGTGAAGCTCCTCGTGCTGACGAATCATGGTGAACTTATGCCCGTTGCGAACAAGGCAGAATTTTACCCCGGACGGGATGTCTCTAACTCGTAGGCTCATAAATCCTCAGAAAAATGAATAGAGCTGATTCAGCACGTTCTGGTCTTTCGTCTTGCCAAACACATGCTTAATAGCTGCGTTAATCATGGCGCTGTAGCATCGCTCGAATTCATCAGGCTCCATGCTGCCGTATGACAGGCTTTTTGCCTCTGCCCTAACCTCACCACGGATGTTCGTTACCATGTCGTAGAAGCCAGCCAGAATCGTCAGGTCTTTTCTGAACCGGTTGAACTGAGTAGTTTCGTCAGCATGTTCAAGCCCTGCCTTGTCAGCAGCCCAGTGCTGAAAGCAAAAGTTGAAGAACGCGAACATTTTTCTATGGAATGCGGGGTTACGGGTTAACTTGAATTCGGCTGTATACATCTCGCCGTTTTGAAACTTGGTAAGGCGGGGAAGGTCATGCTCAAATGCCGGAGCGAATACTCCCCCTGCGGTCTTGATCATCTCGATTTGCATAAGTTGGCCTCATACTCACTCCTTCACTTTGATTCCAGCGGCGATGCCAGCCTGAAATGCCTGCCACATTCCATCCAGCTCTGACTCATCATCATCAACCTTGTAACCATCACCTTCTCGCCATGCCTCCCAGCCGAAGCGAGGAGGATTGCCATTGTGGTAGTTAATTTCCCACCACCGCTCAAACTGCTTTCTTGATTCGTCCATATTCCTCTCCATCACTCGCCTTTCTGCTGCTCTGAAATGACACGAGCAAACGCTTCTCGGCGAAATTCTTTGCTGCGATCAATGTCATCCTGCATGTATTTAAATTCGACGTTTTTTCTTGATTTCTGCAATGTGTACCCGCATCGACCCATGTACCAAAGAAAGGTATCGATAACATAGATATGACCGTCTCTCGCATTGCCGTTTTCGTTAGCATTCCCAATGGTGTCATGCATAGCCTTAAACACGTCTTTCTGGTCGTGGAAGTCACGTAGAAACTCCGGAAGGTATCCACCACTTTGCAGCCATTTAGCTAATTCATTCTCGTTACTCATCATTCCTCTCCATCAGCGTGCTGGGGTGTTAGTCGTTAAGTCCAATTGCAAGCTCAATTTTATGTAACTCATCAGGATCTGAAGATACAACCTCATTCATCCAATCGAGCGATACAAGCCTTCCATCATCGACAACACCAACGTTGAAATCATCGCTACCCTGATTTTTTAGTCCATGCTTGATTGCCTTATCTCTTTTTTCGAAATGCATACAGTCAGAGCTGTAGTCGATATCAAAATCATTGCCACTTCCGATAATACAACTATGAATCGTTATGTAACTTTTCATGCCCTCACCTCTCTCAATCTCTGGTTGATAAATGCAGTCAGTGGGTTGGCGCAACCAAACTTATGCGGCGCATTCTTGCGGTACATCCAGACCTTTTCGCGCCCTAACCACTCGCGATAAACCTCACCCCTCTTGTTCAGGGATGCCAGTATCTGCGTTGTCATTGACAGGCATACGCCGGTAGCCGCTGAGATATCCCCAGAGGTTCCTTCGTGACCATCATCCAGATAGTCAAGAATCGCCTGACGACGGTTGCTGTGCAGGCTAGTTAGTCGGTAGCGCTTAATATCGTTAATCTGACTGTCAATTTCGATATGGCCGGACTCGAGTAGCTCTTTGAGGATTTGGTTAACGCAGGATTTTGGTGCTCTGGTTAGTGTGTGAAACTCAGATGATGATGTTGGCTTGCTGGTTTCGAGATGAGCAAGCATCTTGTCTCGTGCGTTCATCTTCCCTCCTGCCAGAAGAAAAATAATGTGTTTACGAATGGGTCCTGATATCCGAGATAGGTTCTCTCTAGTCGGTATCTTTCGCGGTAAACGCTTCGGAAAAAACCTTCGAATCTTTCGCGTTCTGCGTCCATTTCAATGCCTCCCCAGGCGATGCTTTGCACGTAGCTCGGCGATTTTAGCCAGGCCTTTATCGTTGCTTAGCGGGATGTGAAGCTTTGGAATTTGAACAACCGGCGCAGGGATTTCTTCTCCTGACTCAATGCGGTGAGCCATTTTTCTCAACTCTTCAGTGCATCGCTTTCGCAGCTCTGAGTCTGTCAGGTTAAGCGATCGTATCAGGTCGTATAGTTTCGTC